TTATTCTTAAATCAAAATCATCAGAGCTAGGAGATTTTAAATCTATAAAAGCTCCTGTAGTTCCAGATACTTCAATAGTTCCATAGCTTGAACTAGCGGTATTATTTATAGTAAGAGTTGAACCAGCAGATAAAGTTGTAAATGTACCTGCTGCTGGAGTTGTACCACCAATGATAGCACCATTAATAGTACCACCATCAATGTCCGGAGTATTAACGTCTGGACTTGTAAGTGTTTTATTAAGTAAAGTTTGTGTACCTGAAAGTGTTGTAACTGTAGAATCTATTGCAAGAGTTACTGCATCACCTGTTGCAGAACTATCAATACCTGTACCACCTGATATAGTTAAATTTTCACTATCTAAATCAATTGCAATGGTTCCACTATCTGTTATAATATCTAAATCTTGTGCAGTAACTTGAGCATCTACGTAAGCTTTAATAGATTGCTGAGATGCGATACCTGTAGCACTATTAGATGCCATATTGTCTTCATCAAGAAAAGCTTTACCATCTAAAAGATTCAACTCTGCTGCAGTAGATGTTACTCCATCGAGGATATTTAACTCTGCTGTAGTTGAGGTAACACCGTCTAATAAATTTATTTCTGCTGCAGTTGATGTAACCCCATCAAGGATATTAAGTTCTGCAGTTGTACTTGTAACACCATCAAGGATATTTATTTCTGTTGAAGTAGCTGTAACACCATCTAAAATGTTAAGTTCTGCAGTTGTAGAAGTTACACCGTCTAATAAATTAATCTCTGCAGTTGTACTTGTAACTCCGTCTAAAATGTTTAACTCGGCTGCTGTGGATGTTACTCCATCTAATATGTTTAGTTCAGCAGCAGTTGAGGTAATTGTTGTTCCGTTAAAGTCTATTGAATCTAAATAAGCTACACCATCAATATAAATATCTTTCCATTGTTGTGTAGAACTACCTAAGTCATAAGTATCATCATCGTCAGGTATAATGTGTGAATCAACATCAGCACCAAATACAACATTATCAGTAGCTGCATCACCCATAGTAATTGTACCACCGTTAAAAGTTGTAGTACCTGTAACTGTTAAATTACCACCTACTGCAACATTACCAGTTGTAGTAATTGTATCTGTATATGTATCTTTAAATCTTAAACTTGTTGTACCTAAGTCTATATCACTATCTGTAACAGGTACTATAGCTCCATCAGCTATATACAGTTGTTGTACAGAAGAACTAGATACTTCAATCCAAAACTCTATGTGGTCATTGGTACTATCTATTAAAACTTTGTTAAGTGGTGTAACTACACCTGCATCACCAATTAAACCTATAACTGGTCCTTCGTTTGCAGTGCCATCATGTTTATGACCACCTGTATTACTAAAAGCATTTAAAAGTTGGTTGTACTCATTATTAAATAACGCAGCAGTAATTGTATCTCCGTCTGCGAATGTACTTTGTCTTGTATAACCTGCCATTGTGTTTATCTCCTACCTGATGGAATGTAATCTATGTATAGTCCGTTTATTGTGTATGGTGCATTTGTATCGTTTGTTAAGATTCTAAAGCTATTAGAGTAACCACTACCCTGAAGTGCTAACCTAACTAAAGGCTGTTCAGATGCTCCAAACTTTGCAGTGCCTAATAAAGCTGTACCAAAAATAGCTGGAGCTGGTACACTGTCTAATAAATAATCTTCTGGTTGTGGTGTTTCGTTACTATCATAATCAAATCTAACTCTTACTGAAGGCTGTACTTCATTCTCTGGACCTATAGATAGTTTAACGTAGTGTAAAGTTTTTAAAGTTCCGAAGTCTCCATAATCATAGTCTGGTGTTTGATATCTTGCATCTATTGCAGCACCATCAAAGTTATCACCTGAGTTATGTAAATAAACATAACCGTCTGTATCTCCATGATAATATTGCTCAATACCATTAGTATCAAATCCAGAACCTATAGCTGTAACTTCCATACCTAGCATTTCAGACCATTCAAAACCATTTGGTCTTAGTGTACCTATTATACCTCTTTGTAAAGCATTTGTCAAGTCTGTATCAGTATAAAATAATCTATATTGTGATTTTTCTCTCAATACTACACTACTTATTATGTATTCATTGACTTTTTGTGCTAGTTCTGTTATAATAGGCTGTATTGATTTACTAACTGTACCTAACTCAACGTCACCAATTCTTGATGTACCAGCAACTGTTCTTAGTCCATCAGGTGCTAAAAATATTAAATCACCACCAATCTCTTGAATACTGTAGCCACTTAAACATCCTACACTTTCAGCAACAGGTATAACTGCTACTGTACTTGAGTTATTAATGTTTATAAGTTTATGAATACTATTTTCACAAAATATAAATAAATCTGTACGGAAACCTTTAATACCTACTATCTTATCTGATATAGTTACTGCACCTGCACCAGTACCACTAAAAGATGTAGGGTCATTATTAACACTATAGTAAACTGTATTTTCATTATCAGTTACACCAGCAGCTATTAAATGATGGTCATGGGCTGTAATAAACTGTACGCCTTTAGTACCTGTAACTGTTATTTCTTCTGTAAAGTATGTTCTTGTACTTAAAGCTCCTGTACCTTCCATTCTAAAACTAAAAGGCTCATTAACTCCATCAGCTATAATAATACTTCCATAGTCTTGTCCAGCACCTTCAAACATTGCAAACTGACATTGCCCTTGTCCAGTTCTTGCTGCAATACTTTTACCTGTAAAGGTTGAATAGTTATCTCCACCACCTGCAGATAATCTATTTATTGTTAGCCAAGTAATACCGTCTTGTGTAAAGTATATATTAGTACCTGCAGTTACTACAACACCATCTGCATAAGGTTGAGTACCTAATATAGTTGTTGTGCTACCTGTAGGTTGAACAGAACTTCCTGCACCAAACTTACTAAAACCATTAATACGTCTGTATCCACCTTCAATAGATACTTCAAAGTTTTGTAAAACTGTAGCAACTCCGGGTGTACGCAACAAGTCTATAGAGTTAGCTGATGTTACTAAGCCACCTGCACATGCTACGGTAAAAGGTTGTGAACGTGCCATATTTAAAAGTAAGTTCTATCGTCTGTCATATACTTTGGAGCTGGATTCATTAGGTTTGACTTCATATACTTCATACCTTTTTTATAATCATCCAATGCGAAAGCTGCTTGTTGTGGGCTTTCTTTAAACTGCCAAATGTAATAACGACTTCTAGCTGTTATTATATTACTGTACTGCTCTGGTAAAGTGATTGTATCATCATAAGCTGATAATGCAGTCGGTCTTACGAAAGCATAAAAGTGTATATTATAAACCTTATCAGGTATTGGACTTAATCCAAATTTTCTATTGTCTGGAGACTTAATAACAAATCTAGGCTCTCCATGATTTTGAGTATCTGCATCATCTGCATTCTCACTGTCTCTGTAGTATCTTGTCCAATCTGTATTAGTAAGAAACTTTAAACCTTTAGAGACATAAGGTGTTGTTTCTCCACTTACGTTGATTGTTGTAACATAAAAATCATCCCAATCTATTGAAGCATAATCTGTAGTAATACTAGAACTACCAGACTTTAATGTGTACCATCTTTGTCCTGCAACTGTAGCAACTGTTACGTTACCATAGAAAGGGTCAGTGCCTCCACTAACTCCTGCAGAAAAGAAAGGTAATTGTGGTTCTTCGTTGGCTATATCAAATATAGATTTATTGATACTATCTTTAACAAACTTCTGAATACCTGTAGCGTTTGTAAAGTTTGCAGATGTTAAAGGAACTTCATTAAGTTCTCTTAATACTTCGTTAGTTATGTCAAGATATGTAGTAGCCATTATTTTTTATGAACCTTTTGAATTGGAAAGTTTGCTTCTAAACTTGCACCCTTGTGTTTTACAAACTTACCTGTGTGTTTCATTAATTTAAACGTACCATTTTTTTGTTTCATCCAATGGTGTCCTTTTGGTGCTTTAACTTTCATAATTAGTTGGCTTTAGCTTTTGGTGTTCCATTATATACAGGCTGACATCCGTCCATCTTAACATCTCCACCATATGCATATGTAGAACGTCCACCCATGCTTTTTTTCTTTCTCATCATGTCAGCGTATCCACCACCCATCATCTTTTCTCTTTTTTCTTTTCCGTATTTCATTTTATCTCCTTTTAAAAAGTGGAGGGTCAATTAAGACCCCCCGAGTGACAATTAGTCAATTACATAGAATGCACTACATAAAGCGTCATCTCTAAGTACTTTCGCACCATAGACATGTAAGCCTCTTACTATATCACCAAATGATGATGGGTCTCTCAACACTTCAGTTGAAAGAATAGTATTAGCAGTAGCAGTTGATGAAATGTGACCAG